TTGATAAGAAAGGTAAAGTATTTGTTGAACCTTCTATCGTTGTTGTGAACACGAATGTCAAAGATTTGGATGCGAGAGTTTATTCAAATTGTCCGTACTCAATCCAACGTCGTATGCACGCCGTGATCACAGTTAAAGCCAAAGAAGAATTTCAGTTCATTGTTGATGGAAAGCCGCAAGGTATTGATTCATCGAAAATTCGAGCTAAATTTGGCAATGAGAAACCATTGTTTGATGATATCTGGCTATTGACTGTAGAAAAAGCTGTGCAACCTGAAAAACTCACTGGAAGTGCATCTTATGCTCCTATTGAATGGAGGGGACAGATACTTGAAAATGTTTCAATGCGAACTGTTATGCAGTACGTTATTGAGAAGTTTCATGAACACCGAGATGATCAGGATGACATTCTTGAGCGCATGAAAAGCCGAACTGATGAAATCACCCTGTGTGGTGTTGACGGATGTAAGCAAATTTGCGGTTACTGTGATCTTCACAAGGAAAATTATAACAAACAATTTGGTCTCGAAATTTTGACTTCTGCTGAGAAAGCAGGTGGTATCGTGACTGATCGTTTAAAGAAAGATTTCTTTGGAGCTGACAGAGCTGTTGAAGGTGCCGCTTCGTTGGCCATGATTGGTGCAGCAAAGTACTTCTCTCGTTATTGGGATTGGATGTCAATTGTCCCAACGCCATGGTTGAACAATCAGCTTGTCCAAAATGCTTTGATGTTCTTTGATCAAGAGAAAATTCGGAAAACATACAAGAGGAAGACAATTGTAATGTGGTCTGGAGTTATCTGTGGATCTTTGTATGCCAGTTCTTTTAAGGATGCAAAACTCACAGTTGGAGCTATCGTTGGTCTAGGTGGACTCGCTTTCACCAGACAGAAGAATATGGTCCATCTTGTTCAAAAATCGTATAGACAAGAGTTGTTGAGTAGAAATACCCTTAGTCCTATGATGCAAGATTGGCGTGATCAACACGCTGGTCGTATTTGCAAAGCTGCTGGAATTGTTGGCGCATTGTATGCGCTTGCAAAATTGTACAGGACCTGGAGAGAAATGAAACAACAAGGATCACTTGAGCCCAAAAACATTCAGGAAATCGAGGAACGTGATAATGAAAATAGTCCATGGACAGAAGTTGTCAAGCGACAATTACCTATGTCAGTAGAATCGAAGTGCATTGCTCCGAATCAATTGAGGGGCGTTGTTGCTAAGAATCTTGTTTATGGAACAGTTACCATTGGTGATCGAAATCTCATGGTAAATGGTCTTTTCTTGAAATCAAATGTTGTTGTTGTACCAAATCATTACTTTGAACAGGATATTCTTAACGTTACCTTTCGTAAGGAAAATCCTGAGAAGAGTGGTGGTAAATTTGCAACACGTTTGTGCAAAAGTGCCAGTTACTTGATACCTAGTTCTGATCTACGCGTTTGTTACTCACCAAGTGGTGGATCTTTCAAAGATCTCACAAAGTGGTTTCCAACAGGAGAGCTATCTGATCATCAATTCTCAATGTTGTATCGTCAGAAAAATGGAGTACTCGTTGATGCCGAGGGAATTGCTCAAATAGGTTTAACAACTAATGGAACATGCCATTTCATTGGGGGAACTTATAAAACCTGTTCGATCAACACCTTCCAGGGTCTCTGCGGGGCCGTGCTCATCTCACATGGAGGTGGATCCAGTATAACTGGATTTCATCTTGGTGGACACGCCGGAACCCCTAAGGGATGTTTTGGTACGTTACTCGTCAGTGACTTGGAAGCAGCTTATGCAACTTTGAGAAAGTGTGAGGGTGTTTTGCTCACTGGTACTGCTGAAAACTTTGAAAAACAAGTGCTAGGAGTCAAACTAGTGAACGATAAAGATTTGCATGATAAAAGTCCTTTGAATTATATGCCAGAAAACTCTCAAGTAGAGTACTATGGATCATGTTTGGGACAAACAACATACAGATCAGATGTCAAAGTAACTAAGATGAGTGAACATGTCATGGATGTGCTAGGTGTGCCGAATACCTGGGGACCCCCGAAAATGCAACCTGAGTGGTTTGGATGGCAAAAGTGTTTAGCTAATTTAGCTGTACCTGCACTACCATACGATCACGATTTATTGTCTATCTGCGTGAGAGATTACAAAGAGGATATGTTGCCTATTTTTAGGAGTCCTTTGTGGAATTCTGCAAGACCGTTGACCGATCATGAGAATCTTTGTGGTATTCCTGGGAAGAAATTCATGGATGCTATCAAACTAGACACATCAGTCGGGTTTCCTTTAAGTGGACCAAAGAGACAATTCGTTACAGAATTGGAACCTACGCTTGATAAACCAAACAATCGTGTGCTAGATGAGTTTCTCATTGAAGAAATTACAAGATGTGAACAAGAATGGGCTAAAGGTTATCGAGCGTATACCATTGCCAAAGCTTGTAAGAAAGATGAAGTTCTGTCAACACTGAAAGAGAAATGTAGGATTTTCTATGGAAACCCTCTCGCTCTCACTTGGTGTATCAGGAAATATTTCCTTCCTATATTGCGAGTCATGCAAATGAACCCCCTTTCTGC